AATCAAAGTTACTTAGATTAGTATTATCAAACTCATTGATTGCATTTGTTACTACAGTCTCCATCTCACCTTGTGACAATGTTGTTTGGTTTGCATTGTACTTGAATGTAGTAGAGATTAATATTTTTATAATCTCGGGGTTTACAATAGTAGGTCTAACAGTTAACATGTTAAGTGAATTTAACTTCTTAATAACATTACTTTTTTCTGTGTCTGATAAGTAATCAGAGTTTTTAGGTTTAAGAGCAACAAATATCTTTCCATACTCGGGTGGATTGTTGTCTTCACCACCCCATACTGCAACTGCATCTGCATTCGGATAATACTCACTGACCTTTGCCTTGTAGTCATTCAGTGTGACTAGTCTGTTTTGTGAAGTATAGAACTTATTCGCTTTAAACTTGATAGAATCTATAGACTCTTTTTCTGCACCACCTTGAGCAACTGAAGTTGCAGTTATTTGTGCATTTGAAAATCCATTAATGTTGTTTAACATTGAAAATGTTCTAGCACCATTTGCATGGTTCTTATCTACTATAATATACGTTATAGATATAATGTCACCATCTAATAGTTGTTTACCTAATACACCATCTCCAAAGTATATTTCTCTAAACCCATCTTCGTTTTCTTGTTCATAGAAAACCGTAGACTCTGTTGTTATTGTTGAGATATTAGTTGATAATGCATAGGTTGATGAAACACCATTTGAGTTTACACTTACTTGTAGTCTCGATTTATCAGCTCTGTTGTTAGTCAATACAAATTTAGGATTAGATAATTGTGAATCATATACGAAAGTATCACTTGCATATATTCCTTGAACTAAGTTTACCTGATTGTAAACATAAGAATCACCATTTTGTGTTGGTTTTATTGTAGTTGGACATACAAAAGAATATGTTCTACCGTCAAAGGTAGTATTGAAAATAGAACCTCTACTTAAAGTCATTTCAGTAGTTGTCGGGTAAGTTCCATCAGGATTTCTCACATCACTAAGTGTAATATCTACAATTGCAGTTGAACCCGTTTCTGATTGAGGAACAAATCCTAAATCCTTTGCACGAGACACTACGTTCTTTCTGATTTGAGCAGAATCTAAGAACAGTTCTGAAGCTGCAATGTTAGTATTAACTGCACCAATGTGTGAAGCATATGAAAGTAGGTCTATTAATATTGACATGTTTGAACCATCAAAGTCATAGTCTTTGAATTGGTCTTGACCTTTAAGATAATTTCTAAGGTTTACTGATATATCATCAAAATCTAAATCGGTTATGTTTAATTGTGAACTTTTTATAGCCATTATCGTGTCCTTGTTAATACATATGAAAATTCTTCTATATTAACACTGTTGATTACTCTAAAGTAAATTGTCATGTTTAGTTCATTACCGTCTACTTCGTTTATTGTTATTTTTACATTAGTCACTCTAGGTTCTAATATCTCTATAGTTTCTGCAATTTGTTTTGCAACCCTAGGTCTACCAAATAATGTAGTGTCTAATTCGAATAACATAGACCTTATGTTTACACCAAAATTTGGTTTGAATGGTCTTTCATATGCATTAGTTGATACTATATTTTTTATAGACCTTATAACTGCATCAACATCAGTGGTTCTTGTTACATCACCTGTAATTGGATGTGCCTTAAAAGAAAGGTTTAAGTCCGAGTAAATGTTCTCACTTGCGACTGTCTTTCCATTGTTAACATATTGTGCCATAATACTATTTATACGTTCTTGGGAAGTGAAATGTCAATTGATTGTGGAAAGCCTACAAGTTTTAGTAAATCACAAAATGTTAGATTTATGAAATCAAATATCTTACCAAGTCCTATTGCTTTAAAGAACTTTTCTACAATTTTAACCCAATCAAATAGTAGTTTCTTTTTCCAGTTAATTATAAAATCTCTAAAGTCTGAAATTATCTCATTGATTTTATCTTCTAGTGATTGTACAGTTAATTCAACCTTACTACCTATGATTGCAAGTATGTCAAACCCAGCAATTTTTAAACTTTCTAGTTTGTTTATAATATACTCTCTATACTCTTTAGTCTTTTCCCCAAACTTTGCTTTTGCTTGTGCCTTCCATAGATTGATTAATGCACCCAAATCAAATGAAAAAAGAGCAGGTAGACTTGGTAGTTTTAATGCTTTCCATATATCTTTAAACTTACCTATAAGTTTATCAAATAACTTGAATATGGAGTTAGTCACCCAATCCATAATTTCACTTTTTAGATATTTCCATATAACTTTTGCTTTCCACTCATTACATTCTATTCCAAACTCACCGTCAAATAATTTATACTCATCAGGAATGAGTGCATAAAAGGTATCTACCTTTGCACCGATTTGGATTTTTATATTTGTCTGTTCTTCTTTGGTTAAGATTTTAAGTACATCTATACTTATTCCTAAAAGAGTGACCGTGAATGACACTGGAATAATCTTACTAATCAATTCCATAATCTTTACTGGAATGTAGATGTGAAACTCTTGTAATAGTTCTTCTATTGCTTCTCTGGCCTCTTTACCCCAATTACGAACTGTTCCCTTATCCCAATAAGGAGAAGCGATATTTGCAAGTTTGTCCATGAAGTCTTCTACTTCTTTGATAATTTTTTCAATCTGTTCTCTTGCCTCTGCAGTTATCTCACTTGCATTCGTTACAAGATAAACTTTTAGTTGACTGGGTATATCTCCTATCTTTGCAATTGCATTGGCTAAGTCTGCCTTTGTTGGTAGATTGATTATAGTTCCATCAGGACATGGAAGACTTAGAGGTATTACTGGAAGTACAAGTGCCATTATGAGTTCAACTTAATTGTGCCACCATTGATACTTACTTCAGGTGCAACGACTGATAGGTTTCCTGCAGATTCTATATCTGTTTTTCCTCTGACTTCTATCTTTGCATCTCCTTCCACGAACACTTTACAATTACCACCAACATACATTTCATTATCTTTGTATACAGCATACCAATTGTCGTTTACGATTCTAGTTACCTGACTTCCATCAGGATGTATTTCAAAGAAGGTTCCTGTTCTATGTTCCACTGCAATCCTTTCTGCATCTCTTGTATCGTCTACTTCTATTATGTGACCCGATTCAGATTCATAAACTTTGTTATATGGATATTGTGGTGAAGGTATATCATGAAAACTGGAAGGTGGATTCATAACAGTAGAATTAAAATAAGTCTCCCTTCCTCCTAATTCTACGACACCAGCTTTCTCATTATCACCACCTTTATCATATTCTATCTCACCTCTTGCATATTTTGATACATCTGATTCGTCTGTATATAAAGGATATAGTGGTAAATCTTTTTTAGTAAGTTTTGGATTTTCAAATGAAGACCCCTTTCCTGAATGGTTTAACTTTAATTTTTTTGGTTTGATAGGTGCAGTGTCTAATCCATTTTCTAGTCCAAAAGGTCTTTTAACTTCGGGTGGATTTTTACCGTCAACCGTTTTATCATAATCAGATTTAGTTAATCGTCTAGGGTCACTGAAACCTTCATCAGGAGTTCTTTTTTTAATCTTATCGTTTACATCTTTTCGATAACCTTCTGAAGGTATACCTGCAACAGAACCAATGATAATAAAGTCTTGCATATCAATATCATTTCTAAAAAACCCTACAACTGTAGACCCTTCAACTAAACCATGTTGTGTTCCAAATCCTGAAAGACCTGCAGAGGTTGTTGGAAGTAATACTTGAGACCATGGAAGGTCGGGTGTTGCAATTAGTGATTTATTTTCAGTATGAATACCATAGATACGAACTCTCACTCTACCTATTTCAAGAGGGTCATTTCTATCTTCAACTATTCCGTAGTGATGTATCATATTGGTGATTGAAATTTACTTTCTTTTGAGCATTCTAAGTTAGTAGTACCTATGTGTGTAACATTATCTATATGAATTGAAACACCTGTAATTAAATATGTATTATCTTGTTTAACTTGGTCTTGCAGGCCAATAGATACTTCCCCCAATGGTAAGTCAAGACTTATCGAATTGCCAGCACTCAAATCAGTTGTAAAAGGTACAACGACCTCTATTCTATTTTGATTTAATATCTCTATCAATGCATGTCTTTCCAATTTACTATTATCAGTATGTTTAACACCTATAAAAACTTCTTCATCATCAACACTGTCTTTATTATCAAACATATGAGTTGTAGTATATTCATGAAGTATAGTAGCAGGTTGTTCTAACTTATGTGGTTTAGGAAGTGTACCCTCTTTTGTTATGAGAGGTGTTAGTGGACTTTCTTTTGCAAGAAAACTATTATTATCTCTAGAATCTTGTCTTCTTTGAGTAGTATCCTCAATATCATATTCTTTAATACTCTCTATTTTTCTAATAGGGTCATATATTTTTAATAGTGAGGCGTATGCACCAGTAGACAATCCACGAAGAGTGTCAAACTCTTGTGGTTTATTTGAACTTAGTATAACTTTTCTACGTTCAAATTCAGGAGATTTTGGGTCTATTTGACCACGTCCAAGATGAGTAAACCCATCTTGTTCTGAATCATATAACATACTGTCCATAGA